AACAATATGAAGTTTCCTGTATTCTCAAGCATAAACTCAGGCTTCGTTGCTGAAACTGGAGGATCTGCTCCAGCTGCTAATGGTACAGCAACATCATTAACTTTAAGCCCTAAGAAGCTTATTTCTATTGTTAATGTTACTGCTGAAGCTGTTACTCAAAACGCATCTATTGAAGCTGCTCTAAGAAGAAACATGGCTGCTAGCGTTGCTGCAACTATGGAATCTGCATTCCTTGCAAATGATGATGTTTCTAATGCACCAACTTCTTTATTTAAAGATGCTACTTCAGCTGCAACTTCAGCAATATCTGTTGCAAACGTTGTAAAAATGGAAACTGACTTACTTGCTGCAAACGTATCTTTAGAAGGTGCTAGAATAGCTTATATCTTAAATCCAGCTGCTTATTCTGATGTAAAAGCTTTAGCACAAGTTGCTTCAGTATCTGCTTTATATGACAATGCAGATAAGAGATTAAATGGATATTTCTCATTCATAACATCTAACTTGAACTCTGGTGGAACAGCTTCAAAAACAGCTGCTTTATTTGGAGATTTCTCTAAAGTACACATTGCTCAGTTTGGTGGTTTAGATGTGATATATGATATCTATACTGGAGCTGGAACTGGAGAGCCACGTTATGTATTAACATCTCTTGTAGATGCTGGTGCAGTTGGAGCTTCAACATTCCAGAAAAACTTAGAAGCATAGTATTCTAATATTAACATTAAAGGGCTGGTTGTTTTCAGCCAGCCTTTTTTTTACTTTTAAAATTATGAGAGCCTATAAAGTAACATCACCCAACACCACAGCTTTGATAGCAACATCTGACGCAAAATTATATCTTAAAGTTGATATTTCAGATGATGATACAATAATTGCTGGACTTGTAACAGCTGCCACAAAATCAGCTGAAGAATATACTAATAGATTTTTTTTAAGCACTACTATTGAACAGTATGCGACAACATTTGCTGATATTAAAAATCTTTTGAAAAGTCCTGTTTCAACTGTTGTAAGAATACAATATTATGATGAAAACAATTCTTTGCAAACTCTATCTTCGGATTTTTGGGATGTTACAGCAGCTGTAGAGCCTTCACAAATATATCTCAAACCAAATAAATCATTTCCACAAATAGCACAAAGAGAAGATGCTGTTATTGTTAAATATATAGTCGGATATGGATCAGCAACAACTGATGTGCCTTTGCCAATTACTCAAGCCTGTTATTTAATTATAGGTCATTTATATCAAAACAGGCAAGAAGTAGTAGTTGGTAAAATTGCAACAGAATTGCCATTTGGTGCAAAATACTTATTAGATCAATATAAAGTACAAGTATGCAGATAGGAGATTTAGATAGAAGAATAAAAATTCAAACTTTTAATGCTATTCAAGACACTTATGGTGAAGAGATAAAAACTTGGAGTGATGCAATAACAGTCTGGGCTAATGTAAGATATAAAGGGGGAGATGTGAAAGACGAAACAGAAAG